CTCCAACATTCTATCAATGTCTTTAATCACATTATTTATATCTTCGTTTATTCTTAAGCTTTTATCATAAACTTTAACCCTCTCATTTAATATAACATCATCTTCTGCTTTACTTATTGAATTGACTAGATTATTAAAAAGTTTAGTATTTTGTTTTTTATTTTTAGGTTTAATTTTACCATTATCATCATGCTCGATGATTAAATTACCTTTATTTTTAATAGATTCAGCTGCTGGTTCTGGTGCCTCAACCGCACCCTCAACTGGTGCCTCTTCAGCTGGTGCTTCCTCACCTTCAGCTGGTGCTTCTTCACCTTCAGCTGGAGCTTCTTCACCACCAAAATCTAATGCACCGCCACCGAAGCCACCACCGCCTCCACCACCAGTAGGACCACCTTCAGATTCTTCACCACCCTCAGCGCCTTCACCACCAGATAATGCAGCATCCATATCACCATATATAGAATCAACCTTATCAAACATACCTGTATGCTTAATAACTTGACCAGTATTCTCAAGTTCAGCCGCAGCCGCTTTTTCTATTCTTTGCTCAAGTAAATCTTGTTTGATTTCATCATCACTCCAGCCTAATATTTCTCTATGGGCTCTTGTCATAGACATTGGTGCAAATCCATTACCAGCATCAGACACCGCATCCTTATATAATGTCATCTTCAACTGTAATTGTTCAAGCTTAAGTATTTCAGCTTGAGTTGATGGGTTATTAAGTGTAAGCGTAAAATTATCTAAATCATCCTCAAAACCTAAAAGGTATAAATGTATTATTGCAATTTTATTTAATTCAGCTAACATCGCTTGTTGGATTCTATTTATTGTTCTAGAAAATCTAACGTCTTGTAATGATAAATTTTTACCTTCACCTTGAGCTTCATCAAAGTTTAAGAATTGTTTAGGAACTCTTAACGCTGTAAATAATTTTCTTTGTAAATATTGAATATCCGCAATTTGGTCTAAGTTTGCTGCACCAGCTAATGTATCAATTGGATTTGGGGCATTCTCATCTCTAACAGGAATAAAGTAATCCTGGTCATTTGCTAATGTATTGTATCTTAAATCCACTTGCCCTGTTTGTGGGTCAACAATTGGAGTTCTTTTAAATCTATTAGCAATTTCATCAACGTATGCTGGTACATCTTCTTCATCAATATTACCAACAAATATTTTATATACTCTTCTTTCTGGTGCTCTCGTTACACGATAAACAAGCATCGCATCTTCAGATAATTGTAATTGTTTCCAGATTCTTCTCGCTTTTTCTAGCATTGAAGTACCATATGGTAATCGTCTATCATCACCTAATAATCTAAAGTGAGCAATTTGCCATGAATTAAATTCAATATCTCTACCTCTCCAGAAGAATTTAATCTTACCAGAAGTATCCTTTGTATCTTCAACATTGATTCTATTTCTACCACTAATCATTGCTTCGATAATATCACCTTCTCTTCTTTCAAGTTCAAAATTAGGTAATTGTCTAGCACTGGTAATACCATAGTTATCATCTATGTTTAATAATACGAAATTATCACCGTATTTACATGTATTTCTAGTCCACATCGGTAATGATACGTGAATATCTAATCTATTGAAAAATAAATCTTCTAATACACCTTTAATTCTATCACTATCTGAATAAACATTTAATATCTTACCCTTATCATTTACGGTTGTTGATTCTTCCATAAAAATATCTAACGATGCAGCTATTTCTGGGTAAAATTCCATACTTTCAAAGTCAGTATATGAACCAATTCTTGTTGTTTCATAATGGATTGATTGTTGAAATAATTCACCATCAACTTTTCTCCAAACATTTCTTAAATATTTGTTTTGTTGACCCTGTAATTTAACAGCATCAAAATCTTCTTTTGATTGTGTCTTAATTAAAACATCATTATTAATTGAATATTTATTAGATTGTGTTTGAGCCTGTGGTCTAACACCCTCTGGTCCAAATATCGCATTCAATCTTTGAAATACAGTCCTTTTTGCCATAATTTTTTTTATTTACTTAATTATAATGAAATAAGATTTAAATTAAATACTTATTGCACATAATTACACTCTACATAAGCTAGATGTTGTAATATACCATTTACAACAATCATCTCATATACATATCCTGTTATATTATCAATCCCTTGTGAACCCTTTTTAGCATCACAAAAGACTTTAGGTCCAATACCTTTACCTAGATTCATTGAAGATTGTTTATCGATACTATCATCAACACACCAAGTATATAATTGGGTCACATTCTTACCAACATTGGTATTTCTAGTAAAACACTTTCTATCTCTAACTCTAGCCATTTTTTTATATTTTTATTTTAATCCACTGAATAACCATAAATATTCACCCTTTGGGTCTTGCATATTTTTTGCAACCTGGGGATTAAAATTTGGTTTACCAGTATTTGTTTTATTTCTTTGATTTTTAGGAACAAATCCTGTATTATATGTATCATCAGTAGCTTTATTAGAACTACCAACTTGCCAAGCTGATAATATCGCTTTAGTTTGTTTCTCAAGCTTCTTTAATTTCTTAAATGACGATTCCAATATCCATAAAGCCATACCTAATGATAGTAAACAATCATCATGATATCCTTCCATGTGGTCAGGTCTACCATTTTTATAGATAAATGTCTTCATTTCATTTATAACACGCTTAGATTTAATCTTTATAGTGTTAGTTCTAACTGCAATCTCCAAATGTGATATTAATTGAAGTCTAACACCATTGATATTGAATCCAGCTACCTTTTTACCATTTTCTGTTTTAATTGAATCGTAATGTAAGTTAGGATATTTTAATTCCACAAGTTTAGAAACAGTAGTATTACCAACACCAACATTATCAACAACCAAATAAGCACTATACTTAGTACCATATACATTAAGTATTTCAGCAAATGTATCTGGTGGTACTTTACCCTGGAATTCAGCAACCTGTTCCATTGTTGTAAAATCAATGATTTGGAAGCATGAAAAGTCAGCACCATCACCACGAGCAACATCGGCTGCTAATATGTATTGATGTTCAGCCTCAGGTTCATTCCAAATCCAAACTAATCCACTATTACCGTCATAATATGTATCATCAATATATTTAGGTTTTTCAACATTCTGAGTATCATGCATATTGATATACTCATCATCTATTACGTTACCCCCAGAACCTAGGAATGATACGTCAAGCTCTTGTGCAATTTTCTTCTTATCATTGTTCATCCCCTTACACATATCACGATACCAAGTGGAAGTAGGTTTATAACCTTTCTTAACCATTTCTTCAAATGAATCTAAAGTGAATTCGACTTCAGTAATAATTTCATCAGCTTTTAACCACTGTAAATCTTTATTATATCTAGGGTCTTGATACCATTTCAATTCAATAACATTGTAGTCATTATCACCCTTCTCAGATTGTTCATATGTTTTATAATACAATGGGTCATAACCATTAGGTGTTGAAATTAATATTGCACCACCCCCAGTACCTAATGATGTAATTGCCGCAGAATATAATTCAGCACCATTTACAATAAAGGCTGCCTCATCAAAAATAAGTAATGTTGGGGTATATCCACGAAGTGCATCTGTTGATGTTGCTACCGCAATGATTTTACTACCATTAGGTAACTCAATCTCAATTTGGGAATCTTTTATAAATATAGATTTCTTTTCTTTCTCATCAGTACCATAGTAGTCTGGACCCCAAACCCATCTAGGTAATTGTGAACAATAATCTTTAATACCTTTAGTAAATTTTTTAGCTAAATTTAATTTATTGGCAATTACAATTATAGTTTCTGGATTTTTAGAATCAGCAAATGCACATTTAATTGCACTATATGCTTGTGTTGTCGTTGAGATACCAGCCTGTCTAGGTTTTGTTACGATATTAAAACGATATTTTTGATAACAATCTACTATGTATTGTTGTCTAATGAATAAGTTGAATGGAACAAACCCTTCTTGAGTTTTATCAAATGTTGATAAATACGTTCCTATTGCGTATTTTGGGTCAATCACACATTTTGCATATTCATTTAATATTTCACCGCTTGTTAGCATAGGTTTTTATTAATAAATATGTGAAAACACGCAAAAACAAAAAAGGATGACTTTCGCCACCCTTTTATAAATTAGAATAAATCCTCTATCTCAAATAAATCATCACCCATTGATTCATTATATTCATCTTCTTTTATTTCTCGTTTTATTTCATTTAATAATTCTGAAATAATTTCTTTACCTCTTTTAGTACCCCCTAGTATCTCTCTCATCGTATGAGCATATTCTTTAGGTTCCAATTGTGAAATATCAGCATATACATGATGCTTTAAATTAAAATCACCAGCTGGTATCATAGCACAGAATTTACCCCATAAACCAGGACCGATTCTCATATCCCATGGTTCAGCTTGTACAAAATCTGATTTGTTAATAACATACTCAGCTATATTTTTCTTATTTGGTAAACCAGGTGCTGATAGAATTTCCATACAACCCTTAACCAATTCGTGTATTAATACTGGGAAAACCATTGCTTTAGCATTTAATGTTGTTGGTTTGTTTTTTTCTTTTGAACCAAACTCAACTTCACATTTACCAGCATTTGTTGAACTCTCTAAAGTTGGCTGCAAATAATACATGTAATCAGCAGCGGTCATCATTTTTTTATAATTGTTAATCAATTTAGGATTCATATTAGTTAATTCAGCATCAGCTAAATGGTACATATGATTAACTTTTTTTGCAGCACCTTGATTCATTGCATTTACAAATCTTCTTTTATATACACTATCATTTGCATACTGCATTTCATCGTGGTCATCAAATTCAGTGATGGTTTCTTGGTCAGGTACTAAATTTGTACCATTTAAATCAATATAAGGTGTTAATTCAGCATTTATAATAACTTCTTCTGGTATATCGAATTCTTCTCTAACCATTTTAACAGCTAATTCCACTAATTCTTTTTTGTGTTTTTCTTCTAAAGCCATTGTATCATTAACTAAAGGCATCATTTCCATCATTAAAGACATATTATCTATCTCCTCAACATTAAATGCTTTTTTAACTTCATTAACAACATCTTTAAATCTTTCACCAACTATTGCTGTTGCAAAATTTCTTTCATTACCAACTGGAAAACAAGGACTTTCACCTAAAGAAGTTTTATTACTTAATAAATCTTCCTCAAGTTTTGGATGCATTCTTTCTTTTAAATCTTTTGGGTAAATAAGACTTTCAGCTAATATGTTTTTAGTTCTTCTACTCATTATTTTAAATCTTTAACTTTTATTGTTTTTATAACTTTTCTTTTATTTTTTACGGATTCATCTATAGAACCTAATTTAGACATATAATCTTGACCTTCAAGTGAATTTAACCAGTCATTATAGTCTTCTTTATTTCTATCATCTCTATCCGCAAGATTCTCAATATCTGAAGAACCCAAATCACCAAAATCTTCACCAGTTCCAGGGTGATTATTTTCACTTAAACCATCACCCTTTAAAAATGCACCCATTGGTCCATCTTTAATATCTTTATTTGTTTTAGCTACCTTCTTATCCAAATCCTCAAGTGCTTTTTTAGATTTTTCAATATCTTCAGGCTTTACTAATTTTGATTTATCATTTTGTTGGTTAACATCAGTCGTATTGCTAGTATTTACAACAGCATTTGCAGCGGCTTCAAGTATACTTATTTTTTTAATTCTCATATTACTTAACTTTTTTTTCTTTGTTATATTCTAAAACTAAATCACGTTCATAAAGTTTATCATTAACTTCAGCTATGTCTAAGCCAAATGAGAACCAAAGTCTAGATTCTGGATATTCTTCATAACCATCAATATCTTCCCAAGCCAATGCGACAATTTTATCAACCGCATCCCAAACAGCAAACGTATCACTATCTTGAACTAAATTGAATTTTATATCGGTACTTAATTTACCAACTGATTTAACAAATTCAGAATGTGGTGGTTCTGGTCTGCCAGAAGCTGGAACCGCATCCCAATTATCACCATCAACATTATCAATATCAGATGAGAAGAGAAATTCATAAATGAAATCACCTTCCCAACCTTTACCAACTTTATTTATGTAAATTAATTTCATTAATAGTCCATTTTAGGTTTTGGTGCATGTGCTGGTTCAGCTTCCCAAATTCTTTTTCTTCTTGGTGAAGGTTGTGCTGGTTTTGTTTCTGGAATTACCACAGGTTCTTTAACTGGGTTATTCAATGTAATAGAATCTAACATATCTTGCATTTCGTTTAATTTTTCAATTATAACATCGTTATTTGCAAATATACTATTTTTTTTCAAATTAGCCAAAGATTCACTTATTTTAACACATTTATCTTTACCATTTTCAGTACCAGCGTACTTATAACCTTTCCAACATGCTTTACCATCAACACCTTTTATTTTATCTTCACCAACT